CGGTTATGCCGTACATCTCTTCCACTAAGATTCGCGTTCTTCGTGGGGGTGTGTATGGTATTAACCAGGGTTTTTCTTTGAGATACTCAATGAATTGAACGCGTTTGTATTGTTCCATAGAAGAAACAATACTCTTGCGGATGTTTATGGTTTTGGTGAGTTCTAGTACTCGTCTGGCAAAAGCACCTAAAATAGGTACTTGTCCAAATTCGCAACACATGCTGAGGGCTTTACTTCTCAATAAACCCATAAGAGTTTTGTGAGAAGCACCTATATACTTTCTCCCAGTCCAACCAAACTTCGCGATTGCAGACATTGGATTGCATACAACTACCTTGTCAGAAGGATCGAAAATCAAACCACAAAATGACATTTTAGCAATGTCAGTAAATGTTTCGACTTTGACGATCCAGCCGTAGTCAGCATAATCCTCCACAGTCACTTCAACTCCTTTCGCATACCTTACTACAGAGTCATCTCCTTCCACAAAACAAGGTGTGTAAGGAAACTTCCCACCACTTTTGACAAAACCAAGAAAGTTAACCATCACAAAATTTGTGAAAGTGTTTCCTAAAGAAGTATCCATTTCACCGGACATTCTCCTTGCTTCTGTTTTGAGTGATCCAAAATTTCTCATTTTCAAAATGCGAGTTCCAGCTAATATCTTGTCCATTACAGTGAACAATAAACTACCAGTGTCGAAATTAAAAACGTCGAACATCCTCTGAGCAAATCCGCCCAAGTTCTGAGTCATATAGCGATAAAAATCATGTGCTATCTGCATCTTCACTCGAACGAAATGTGATTCAAAAGACGTATAATCCGCGGCTGTGTATATACCACCTTCTACATAAAGTTCGTCATAAATGGCTTTCGCTCTGTCTTTGACGGGCACAACTTTAATGAAGGCAGAATTTTTCACGAGCACATGCATTATAGCGTCAGCGTAGGGGCCAAGCATGAGCTTGACTCTATCATCAGATGCGTTAATCCAACGTGGAAATTTTAGTGCGTCATAAGGTTCATCTTTTACAAAAGAACCCGTTCTTGAAATGTTTAAATAATCCAGATCTGCCTCCATTTCTTCTAAAGCAGCCAGAAGTTCCTTCTTCCGTTTCTCTGGATGGTTGATTGTTTTCAACCATTCTC